ATTTGTCTTCCATTTTTTCAATTGTGCTTTTTGCCCAGCGAAGCATTGCATCACCGCCCCATGCATCGTACATGATTGATCCGCAAATCTCTTTTTGATCTTCATCAAAGTATTTGCCTTGATCATAAACTTTTGCTCTGCTCAAAAAAGAAAACGTTCTGACAAGAGTGTCTTTCGAGATCGTTTCTCTTTTTGAAAGTTGATTTGCACGTTGCCAGCCTACGGGTGTTCCGCAGTCAGAGCCGTGCTTCTCGCGATGATCGAGAGCGCGTTTTGCATTGTTTGTCGCCGCTTCTGGGTAGTTATTGTACGGCATCGTCGTTCTCTTCAGTTGTTTGTGCTGATCCTACTTCAGTCATATTCAACGGTTGCAAGTATGCGTCACCGCCTTCGATCGGAGTCAAGTTCTCCATTCTTCTGACATCATTTGCGCTGATCCAGCCCCATTGACGTCCTTTTGTATAGGCTTCGTATCGTGACTTGATGTCGCCGCGAAGTAAGCCTTCCATGTTGAATCTGATGTAGTATTCAGAATCTGTGACAAAGAGTTTTCTGTTGAACTCAGATTCCCAACGTTTAACCCACGGAAGGATCGTGTTTCTCTGAAACTGAATTCCTTGTTCTTCGATGTTTGCTCTTGTGCTTGAGTTCTCAAGACTGCCTAAATATGCGAGTGGGATTCTGAAGAATCTTGCGATGTCTTCAACTGCGAATTTTCTTGTACTGATGAACTGCGATTCTTGCGGACTGATGCTCATCTTCTCGACTTTCATTCCTTCTTCAAGAATTGCAGTCTTGTGAGAGTTGTCAAGTCCAGAGTTGCGTTGATGCCATGATCTGATCATGCGCTTGTACGCTTCATCTGACAATCTACCCGGGTGTGTCAGAACAGCAGAGATGTTTGCTCCGTTGCCGAAGAATGAACCGCCGAAGCGATCAGCCGCGAGTCCGAGTCCTATTGATTCTCGAGCCGCTTCGATGACAGACTTTCCGACGATACCGTCGAATCCAAGCCCAACGATGTGAATCACTTCACTATCGTCAAAAGTCTCTTTGTCGTCTATCGTGTAGAATTTTTCATCTTGATACACTTTCACTTTTACGCGTTCTGGATGTACTGGGATCAATCGCACAGCTTGTCCAGAAGTGTTTCGTTTGATAACGATGAAAGCGTTTCCGTGAAGACAGAGATGCGCTTGACACACTTCGCGAAGCGTGAAGTCTGTCATCATAGCATTCGGCTCGTGAATCAGTTTGTTAACCGGATGATCTTTTGCGTCTCTGACGATTTCGTTCTGTGTTGTCTTGACATCCCAAGGAAGTGACGCGATCGTCTCTGATATGACACGAACTGCGCCGAAGACAGCAGAGAGTTGCATCGCTGTCGTTTCTGTGACTGGTATTCCAGTCTTGCTCTCGTTGTCGCTGAACAACCACTCAGCAGGGTTTGCAAGTGATGTCGACGGTCTGTTCGGGTTTGATCTGATCGCTCCAAGAACTCGAGAGAACAAGTTTTGATTTTCTGCCACGCGCTGATGTCTTTGAATGAAATTTCAATTCAAAGCTAACTATCTACGAATGAATAAAAAAGACACGATTCAGATTTCTGAACCGTGTCTACAACAAAACAAAGCGTTTTGAGTCCGCTCGACTATTCGTTCATGATCTGCTCGATGTATTGCTGAATTCCAGTGTCGTAGCCTTGAGCGTCTACCCAGTTGTTCAGATGAGCGATGATGTATGCGTCAGCGTGACGCTCGTGTTCTGTGTCTTGAAGTGCTTGTGTGATTAACCCGATCGCTTCAGATAGATGATCTTGCGCTTGTTCAAGCATGTTGATTCTGTCTTGTAGTGTCATTTTGTTTTTATTTTAATAAGAGAGCGACTCGCGTCGCTCTCTCTGTTGTTTCTTACATGTCGGTCCAGATCTCGAATCTTGATTCATGATTGATCCATGTGCGGCCTTTTTCTGATTTGACGATGCGCTTTCCTTCACCGAATACGTGATTCATAAACTTTGCTTTGAATACATTCTCTTCAGTTCTTACGATTGATACTGGGACAAAACCTCTGTTGTGAATACATCCGCCGACTGAAAGATCATTGAAGAAGAATTTGTTGTCCCATTTGCGTAGTTGATAAAAACGCTTTCCAACAAAATCTTCTTTTCCGTAGTTCTTGATTTCTTCAACTTTGAAGATCATCGTGTCTTCAGCGATTCTTGATGCTGTTCTTTCAACTGCGCTTTTTGCGTACACTTTCAAGTTGAATTCTTCGAACTCTTCAACCGAAGAAGTTTCAAGTGATAAATCGTAGTTGGCTTTCAATGTGTTTGAGAACAATGTTTTTGCTGTTTCTGCATCAAAGTTCTGAGTCATTGTGTAAACGTCTAAAATTGCTGGGTTGATTGTTGCTGTTGTTGTCATTTTGTTTTTTGTTTTTGTTGTTATTACTTGTGTAAATGTACAGCTATTTTTTGAACTCACAAGTATTCACAAGAAAAAAGTGACATTTATTTGATAATTGAGTACAAACACTCTTTCGTTTTAGTATTAAATACTCATAATCATCTGATACTTGTCGCTGATATGCAGTTTGCTTTCTCTGTGCGTGTGTGTATACACACACAAACAGAAAAACAAACAAAGAGACAACTGCATGATTTTATTTTCTTCCAGCTATATATATAGCGGGAGAAAAAAACAATTCACAAGAAACTCACAACTACAAGAACCGAATCTCGCTTTCTTCATACACAGAAGTTGAAGTGTGATCAGACTTCTCAATCGTCATCTTTTCACCGAGTGCCATGATCAAAGCGACAACGCCATCGATCTTATCACCAGCTTTTGATTTCGAGAACTTGACATTCTCTGCATCATCTTTCTTGACGACAACATTCGAGATCATCCATCTGAGCATTGCATTTCCTCCGTGATGAAGTTTCTGCTTCTTGATCAAGACTTCAGCATTTTTTATCGGTGCTGTCATTGAGATGAAACCTTGACCGAAAGGATCTGTCATGATACCAGCATCGCTCAACTGATTGATCAGAACGTTTGAATTCCATCTATCGTATGCAATCGACGTGATCTCAAATGCTTCTGCACATTCAATGATCTTGTTCTTGATGACATCATAGTCAGTTGAGTTGCCGTCTGTGACGATGAGTTCACCACGAGAGACGAAGTTGTCGTATGATCCACCAGTTTGATTTCGTCTTCTTTCAACTGCACTCTCAGAAACAAAAAAGTACGGAAGCACTTTCAACGATCCATCCTCAAAAGGAAATACCATAACAAAAGCACACACGTCTTCTGTTTGTGCTAAATCCAAACCAGCATAGCACTGACGATTCTTCAACTGCTCGATGTCAATGTCATCGCCAGATGAAGCCATCCATTCAGCATCTGTGATCCATCCAGTGAGTGATGAAACCCATTGATTCAAATGCAACTGACGAAATGCGATCTCTGACGAAGGAAGTGTCTTCGCTTCTTTCGCCATCTTCTTGAAGTATTGTTTCGTGATGCTGACTTCATAATTCGGATTCGCTTTTCGCCATGTCTCTTCAATATGTATGTCATCATCTGGTTCTGCTTCATATATAAGAGGCAAAAAAGTATCGTCGTCGATTGTGCCTTCGCGGACTTTCTTTCCGTATGAATAAAGTTCATAGCAGATCGAGTTCGGATCAAACATTCCAGCCGTCGTGATCGTCATCATCAGTGGCTGTTTTCGCGCACCCATAGAAGTCGCCATGACGTCCCACATCTCTCTGTTCTTTGCCGTGTGTAGTTCATCGTATATCACCATGGATGCATTGGCTCCGTGAAGAGTTCCAGCCTCCGCCGCGACTGCTTTCAAGAATGAGTTTGAGTTCTTCATCACAATTGAGTTCTGATACACATGACACGATCTTGAAAGTACAGCAGAATTTTTGATCATCTGTTTGCACACATCGAAGACGATCTTCGCTTGATCACGAGATGAAGCGCAACAAAAGATCTCAGCACCTTTCTCTGCACCGACAAACAATTCTGCAAGTGCTAACGCCGCAGAGAGATTTGACTTTCCGTTCTTTCTCGGAATCTGAACATACGCTGTTCTATACTGACGCGTGTCATCGTCATTGATTGTGCCGTACAATTTTCGAATGAATTCTTTTTGCCACTCTTCAAGAATGAACGCTTTGCTGGCAAGATCGCCTTTAACGTGTGTACACACGCGTTCAATGAACTTGATTCTGATCTCTGCTCTGTCGTTGTCGTATCTCATTGTTAGTCGTTTAATAAATCATCAAGAGATTCAACTCTCTCTGGTGTGTTCAACTTTGCTCTTGATGATGCTGTGAGTCCAAACTCTGGAAGCATCTTCTTCAATCTGTCCCAGCTTTGTTGCATCAACGCAAGTTCTGGTCTCGGTCTGTGCATCTCATCGCCTTGAGCATTCGTCGTCGTGTATGTCGGGCCCAATGTTCTGATCACTGCACGACTCGCGCAGTAATCTTCCCAAGCATCTGACATCATCTGCAAAGCGATCGCATCGATCTCTGCAAGAACGCCAAGATCATCAAGATGTTTGACGAGCCAATCGAACGTATCTCTTGAGTCGCTGAAGACTGGTTGCTGTGGAGTTCCACTCGCTTCAAGTCGATTCTCGTGTCTGTCTTTGCGAAATGTATCAGATGCTTTGAGCATTGCTGTTGGTTTTGGCTTCCTACCTTTGCCCATATTTTATCATTTTATTGCTCACTTTTTACCCCTCAAAATTGACTCCATGTTTAAACCTTGGGGTCGGTGATTGTTTTATATTCTGCAATTTACATTTCTCACCCCCCTATGCGTGTGTGGGCTTCGCGTCCAGACTTTCTGTTGTGACATTTATGACACATTGATTGCAAATTATCCCATGAGAGCGAGTCGCCTCCATCTCTGATCGACACGATGTGATCGACAACTTGAGCGATCGATTCACACTCAATACAAAGAGGGTTCTCTTTGATGAACATGTTGCGAAGTTTACGCCATTGAGTTGTTTGATAGAACTTGTTTCGCTCTTTGCGATCGTGAGACGCCACGTTCTGACCAGTCAACCACGGTCTTTGCTTTCTACTTGGATTGCTCGGCATCTCTCAAATCTTTTCTAATGAATAGCAGTGCGCGTGTCGTTATGCCTAACGCTTCAGCCGCTTCTTTGTATGTGTCGTGACGCTCAAGAGCGATCTTGATCAATCGTTCTTTATTTCTTTTTAAATTCAGATCTTTCATCGTGTCAAGTATTGCTCGATTTCTTCTGCATCAGAGTCAAAGTCATTCACATAGATTGGTGTGTAGTCGCCGACGTATGTGTTCCATGTATTGTATTCGAGAAACTCAATCGCTTCTTCAACACTCATCTCATCACGAGACACTAAGATCTCGAGCATCTGAACTTTGCTGTATACAATGCGAGAGTCGTCAGTGATGCCGAGCATTGCTTCATCAAAGCCGTCAGCGAATAGTGTTTTGTTTTCTTTAATCATTTTATTTTCTCTTTAATGCGTTCAACTTATCAATCAATGGCTTCTCATAGTATTTCGTGTAATCAAGACGCCAGTTCTCTTTGTCATGCACCGTAAAGCCAAAATGTATGTAGAAGTGATTGTTCATTGTCTCGCTGTTTAGTAGATATTCTTCATCTTCTTTCGGTGTTTTTGCTTTCGCGCTTCTGTATTCACGTTGATAATTCTTGTCACACTCAAGACATTGAGAGCGTTTGCCGTTGCGCCCGTGTGAGAGTTTACCGAATTCAGTGACATCTTTGATCACATCACACTTCTTGCATTTGCGTCTACTGGCCATTTCTTAGTCTTTCAATCTTTTCTTTCTCAAATTTCTTCTCTAATGCTGTCATTCTGTACTTCTGAATGTGTGTGATCACTTGTTCAGAGTTGATGACAAAGCGACAAGCGTGACCAATCATTTGAGACTGATTCACTTCTTTGATCAGATCAATCATTTCTTTGCGCTTGATCTCGCGCTTCTCAAGTATGTTCATCTCAATAATCAACTGCGCGATCATGCTTCTCTTGTCGCTCATTTGATGATTGTGAGTCTGTCGAGTTGAACGTATGCATTCAGTCTGTCAACAGAACCACCATCAATGTCGTAGTTCGTGCGCGTGACTTCTTTCTTGAACGGCGTGATGTATTGACCTTTCTCGTTCGTCATCTTGATTGAACAGATGTTGTCGCTGTCAACAAGATACAACAGAATTACAAACGGCGCACAGAACGCTCTTGACGCTTCTCTACCAGCTTCGAGTTTGTCGTAGCTTATAAGATATGATCCAAAGTTTTTAAGCGTCTGTAATGACATCCAACGCACTTTGACTTCAGCGATGCGATGAATCTTGTTGTCTTTCATCAGTACGCCGTCGAGTCGTGCATAGTTCTCTGTCATTGCAAAGCTGAGATCATAATGTTCAGAGAGATACTCAAACATTCTCTTTTCTATCTTCTTGACTTGTTGTTTGCTTCTTTTCATAATTGAATATCTGTGTTGATGTTTGTGTCATAGTACGCAATATACTTCGGACGCTTTCCAACATACATGATCAAGTGTTCGTCTTCAAGCTGTGACAACACTTTCTCAGCGTCTTTCTTCTTGCAGTCTTCTGTGTCTCTGATGAAGATCAATGCGTCGCCTTTAGACTTGCCGATGATTTTTGCAGTGATGCGTTTCTTATCTTCATCTGTGAAGACTCTCGTTCTATTGTAGAACTCATCCTCTTCGATCTCTGCGAACTCAACTTCATCAAGTGCGTTGATTGTCATCTCTAAAGCTGGCGGTTCAGCGTTTCTCGTGTACTCTGCTGTGATCTCTGTGATGTCTTTGTTGCGATCGCTCTTCTTTGCTGAGAACGTCGTCTCTGCTTTTTGCACGAGATATGATCCGAGATGACCTTTTGCGTTTCTGTCGTGTTTGTTCTCGTGAAGAACGATTGTGATGTGACACTGCTTTTGTGCTGACCATTTAAGTAGTGACGACGCGATCTTTGTTGCTTCTTCTTCATCGTTGACACCTTTTGATGCGATGTCAGCGATTCCGTCAATGATCAGAAGTCCAATGTTGTCGATTGTTTGAATGATGAACTCGACAAACTTGAGTCGCTCTTTGTTTGAGTCCAGCGATCTGAACTTGAAGTATCTGAGTCGATCATTGTTGATGTTTGTTGCGTGTTGTGCTTGTTGCAAGATCCTTTTCTTGACACGCTGTGCATGATAGTCACCTTGCTCTGTGTCCACGTAGACGACGATCTTGTCGTCAATGTAGCCTCTGAATGTTGATGCAACGTCTTGAGTTGATAGACCAGCAGATGCGAGTGCGCTGATGAAGTATGACTTGCGTGATTTCGCTTTTCCTTGTATGAGAGAAAAGTTGCCGAGAGTGCCGAAGATGTATGATTGTTGATTGATGACGATATCAATACACTTCTCTGGCTGTTCAACAACAATCGTTGAATCAACTTCTGTGTCAAGAAGACGTTGATGCATTTCATCAATTTCTTCTTCAGTGCTTTCTTCAATATCAAAAAATGACTCATCATCGTGTACTTCATATTTTTTGCCATAACCGAGTTTTGCTATTTCAACAGATGCGTCATGAAAATTGCCGTCGTGATTCAATACCGCATAACATTGAAACGAGTCGTAAGGTTGCTCCGCTTGAAATGATGACGACGTTGTAAACGGCCAGAACAATCCGCTGTCTTTAAAGATGACACCAGATGTTTTGCTCTCTGTCTTTCCCGGACGCAACAGATAAACATATTTTGAAGACTCACCTACAATTGTCCACGAGTTCTGAAGCATGACATCAAGTGCAGTGTGTGACTCTCTGAACTCTCCCCACGGTGTATGATCATCTGTCTGTTGATCGCCTTGCAATTTTACTTCTTGAACAACAATAGGCGTCACCTCATCCATGAGTCTTGCAACTCTGAACAGAATGTCACGCTCTTCTTCAGAGATGCGTGTGACGTTTGTGATCTTGCCTTCGATCTTGTAGCCTTGCGAGGGAAAGGCGACGATCTGTCCGCCACGACCGCGTGTTTCGAACGTGACTTCGCCTTTCTTGTTTCTTGCAAGTTTTTGATTTCCCGCGATTTGATCGCACTTGAAGATCCAGTGAAAGCCACCAGAGCGGGTGCGTTGCACGATCATCTTTGATCTGAGATCAGATGCTTCTTCATCAAGATGATCACAGAATCGTTCATACTCGTCTGAAGTGAAATGCTTTGAGTCAATGTCGAGACATTGAATGCCGTCGAAGCCCATGACGAGACCAATTGATTGTGTGTTGTTGAACAGACGTGACGCTTCTTCTAAACCCATAGGCTCTTCAGCGTATTGTTGCCAGTTCTTAATCGAAGGGCGTTTCTCACCGTCAATGATCGGTATCGGCGAAAAGCCACTCGCAATATATTTCTTTGCAATTTCTTTTGTTGTCATTGTGTTTGTTTGGTTTTATCTGATCAAAGACCAGTTGTCACAATTGCGCTCGTGTAGTTTAGGTGATAATGTCGCGGATTTTTTGTCGCGCAACTCTTCAAATGGGAAAATGAACCACCTTCGATTGTGTACGTCATAGCACACTATGAAATCAACGCCTTCATATTTGTTAAAATCAATGATGATTCGAGCGTGTCCGTTTGCTAACATCGTTCCACTTTTAACTTGAATAGTAACGAATTGCGATTCGCGAAACGCGATCAAGTCAACTGCTGACTGATTCACGAACGGAAATGCAACATGCCAATCTCGTTTAATAAGTTCAGCCGCGCATCGCAATTCAGTCAATGCACCGTACTTGTGAGCATCGTGAATCATATTTGTGAGATCTTCTCAACATAGTCATCGTATGATTTCGCGATGAAGTACACACCGCCAGAATCGTTGATCTCTTTATCGATCTCTTTCTGATCTGCTGATTGTCTGTCTTTGCCTATCTTAACTTCGATGCCTATGAAGCGACCGTTGATGATTCCGATGATGTCCGGCACTCCTTTTCTCTGAACTCCTTTTCTGTATGTTTGACGCTTTACGTCATAGACTGCGCCGTTGTTAATGCGATACGCACATCCTTCTCTGACGTGATACATGTCATAGATGATCGTCTTTGTGAGATCATTCGCAGTCGTGTCTTTGAACTTCTTCTTCACTAATGCATGAGGCGGAAAGTCCGGATGTTTCTCTGCTTTCAACTCAGTTGCCAGTTTTGAAAGTTCTTTCAAGTTCTTAGGAATCCATTTCATTGTTTCTAATATCTGTTAATTCGACAGAACGTTCAATCATTCTCACGATGTGCGATTTTCCCAAAGCTATGAAATGGCGCTTCGCCAAGTTCCAGCATCTTGCATCAAAGTCCTTTGATCTCTTTTTCATACTTGCTCAACTTACTGAAAAATTTAATATACTCAGCGAACGTCTCGTTGAGTTGTTCTTGTATCTCTTCACGCGTAATTCTTACAACATGCAGATCTTTCTGATCAAAGCGCGGATCATACGAAACAAAATCAAGATACTGCAATGTTTCAATCACAATGAAGTAGTGAAAGATCTGGTGTTTGTATTCGTTCGGCATCTTATTCTGTCGCATGTATTCGACGTGCTTTCTTGATGAAGGACATTTGATCTCAACTGCACCGACAGCGATATTGTTCTCAAAAATCAATGCATCTGGCGACACGGCGAGCCAATCGTATTTGTCGTGCATACAATAGCCAACTTCTGTTGCATTGCTGTTCGTGCGTTCGTTGTATGTCTTCAATGCTTCTGGCTCAAACAATATGCCATGCTCCATGAATTTTGACGTGTACGTCTCTTCAATGATTCTCGTCATTCTCTCAGCGATCAGTTCATCGATGAATGAGAGATTGTTTGATTTGAAGATGTTCTTTGCGCGTGAGCCAGTGATGACACCGAGTCGTGCTTTGAACCATTCTTCAGATCGTTGCTGTAGTTCTAATATTTTCATTTAGTCTCTTTCTATACCGTTCTCCTTGAGGTCGCGGTTGTTTAATGCTATGATGCTGTTGCGGTTTATTTCCTTGGCTTTCTCTGCCAGTTCATTGACGGTCTGCATTGCGTATCCCATCATTTTGTCGAATGCTTCGTGGTTTTCTTTTTTCGGATAACGACATTCTTCCAATGGAATGTATTTCGCTAAATAATCTCTTTTCATTTCTCTTTGGTGTTAAAGGTTATATGTCTCTGCATACAAATTGATGTATAAACTCTTCATTATATGCTTAAACGCTCGTTAATGATGCAAATAAGCATCTTGTTTTGTGACAATTTAAGGCTCATCGTTGTGAGGATTTTTGCGATTCGAGAAATCATTTCAGCTTGATCATCTTCATGTTGTAATTGTCAACGCCTTTGCTGACGATCTGATCGTAGTTGTCAACGCGCTGAAGTTTCTGTTTAAATACAGAGTAGTTGACTTCATGGTGCCAACGCTCGTATCGCCAAACGACTTTCACAAGATCTGGATGTTGCTCTCTTAAACTCTCAGCGAAGTCGCGTCTGTTGTTTGAGTCAGCGTACACTTCTTCTGTATTGCCGCCTTTCATCTTGAGCGTTCCGATCTTATCACAGAAGAACGCATTGAAGAGCAGTGTGCAGTGATCGTCTTTCAAGATACGCAATGAGAGATCAGTGTCTTCGTTGTACTTACCGCGCCATCGATGCTCGATGTGGTTGCTCAGTAGAATGCAAGAGTAGATTCTTGTGTTCATCATGTACGGCTTTCTCGTTGATCCTTCTGGAACAAAGAAGCGATAATTCATTCCGCTCATCTTTACGTTCTCGTATCTATCTGTGAAGTCTTCAACGGCTCTGAACGTCGCTGATGTTTTCACTTTGATCTTTCTGTTGTTGTTGAGACGACCGAAGCCAGAGATGTTGTCGTCAAGAATCCAGTGTCTTTTGTGTCCTTCTGAAATGCTGTGTTCCCAAACCCAGTTTCGTGCTGGTATTGAGCCTTTCCCTAAGTTACTGAACGGTAGTACTAAGATCTTCGCTTCATCAATCACTGAAGCATAGTCATCGAACTCTTGTGCTTCGATCACAATGCGATAGTTGATGCCAATATCTTCAAGTGCTTTCGCTGTGAGTCGAGATTCGTGACGACCTTTGCTGATGATGTAGATTGGATATTTTGTCTGTTTCATATGAAAAGCGTGTTTTCTTCATCTTCATCAATGTACAGAAAATACTTTGGCGCAAGTGTTTCTTTCTTAGGAAACCACACGCTCTTTGTGTTCGCTGTCAGATTCTGATCGATCATCTGTGCGAACATCTTGACGTGATGATACGTCTGAAATGACACGATGATCTGCTGAACTGGTTCTGTGTTCTCTTGCAAGAACTCTGGCATTGAATGCCATTCTTTTTCCCATTCGTTCTCAAACGTCGGAAACATGTCTATTTGATCACTCATTCTTTTTGAAGTTTTGATTGTCGAACCACGTCAAGATCTGCTCTGTTGCTCTGAGTCGTTCGTCGTTGTTGATGTCTTTGAAGCATTCACGCCATGCAGAGAGTCCGTCTCTGATTGTGTTGATGATCTGCTCAGTCTCTCTCGATACCATTTTTTCTCAAGTCTTTGTTCATTTGATCTACTAATGAACGAGGGAACTTCTCTCTCGTCATTTGTAGTGCTTCAGATGCGTCGACATTGCTGTCAACGAGCGCGATGAAGTAGTTCCATTCTTTTGAATCTCGCAAAATCATGATCAGTACAAATCTGGAAACTCTCTTCTGTGATACTTCGTGAACAGATAGTCGCCATCTGTTTTGAGTTCTTGAACGAGACTCATGATTCGAGCGCGTTGTTCTGATCCTCTTTTGTAGACTCTTGAGTCTTCTGTTCTTTGATAGTGCCAATCGTGTGCTTTGAGCAGTTGATCAAGCGTTTGTTTTTTCTCTGTTGTTGTCATTGTTCTTGTTTTTATTTTTTTATGAATGCGCTGTTTGTGTCCCAGCCGTTTTTAAATGTAGGCAATTTGATTGCAGGTACAAAGCCATGATCTTGTAGTTCTTCGATCATCAGATTCGCTCTTGATCGCCAATCAAAACCGCTCATCGGATGAAACTCAAGAATGATTGCTCTCAAATTTGGCTGAATGATATTGTAAGAATATTCCGCTCCTTCAACATCGATCTTCACAACTGAAGCGTCTTTGACTGCATCTTCATATCTGATCGCTTCAACAATCACGCTCTCATGCTTTCGTGAAGATTTGACGATTGAGTTTGTTGCTCCAATACCATTTGAAAGATGAAGTTCAACTTGTTGAGAGTCATCGCCTACAACAGCGAGATTCATCATCGTTGTATTTTCTCTTTCGTTCATCTTGAGAACTTCAAAAGTAACTGGTGACGCTTCGAATGCGTTGACGTGCTTTGCGAATCTTGACGCATAGAGAGCGTATTCTCCGACATATGCACCAATATCCGCGACGATATCGTCTTTGTGAAGATCAATTGAATACGCGCTTTTCATTGGGTTTTGGAAAGCATTGTTGCTCTTTGTGTTTTTCAATGCGTAATGACCGAGAGTGTGTTTGTTCTCGATGAACACTTTTTCTGTTGTTGTCATTGTTCTTGTTTTTAAAATTTAAGCCATCTTCTTCTTCTCTCGTACTTTCTGATCAGCGTTGCATTGCTGTTCAGAACTCTTGTCGTTGCATCTGTCCAGTCAGTTGCAGACGCTGAGATCATAATGTTGAGCGAATCCCAGCGCAGTTCATTGATGTACTTGTTGACGTACATTCTGTGCTTTCTTTTACGAAAATAATTGTTCAGTGCTTTCATCTATGGTGTAGAGTTTGCGATCAACTATGAACTGACATATATAGCTGTCTGATTTTTGTTTTTTGACCCATGCTGTGACATCATTCTCGTGAAGCATCAGCGAGATCTTGAATGCGTCATGTTGTTTCATTCATCTTTGTTCTGAGTTGTGTGAATGCGATCTTGTACTTGTTGAGATCTTTCACTTGTTTCTGTAAAGACTTCAACTGCTTCTCTGATTCTGCAAGTACGTCGTTGAGATCGTTAACAATTATTTTGTGACGCTCAAGTTCTTCACGAACGTTCAGAATTGCATTGTACTGATCGAACTTCTTCTCTTTGATTAGATCACTCGCGAAATCATACACAGCACAATACAGATCAAAGTGCTTGAGACGCTGTTCAACGATAACGTGATACTTGTGTTCGTGTTGTCGTGTTGAATAGATGATTGTTGAGTGATCCATATCAAAGCAGTCAGCGATCTGTGTTGTTGACCCCATGACGCGCATTGCTACAAACACAGCTTGGCGTGCGTCAACAATCTCTCTGCGTCGTGTACGCAGAGAGATGTCGAGACCAAAGTTTTCTTGCACTGCCGCAATGATGATCTTTGATTCATACTTCATGATCAGAACGGTAGA